TCAGCGACCACAGCATCAGTAAATTGTATATTCTCTGCAGTAAGTATTCCACGACACCTCTCAAAAAATTGTCCTGCTATTTCTTGCTTTTGTTTTCCACGAGTGTTGCAATCAATGACAGTAGTTCTACTGTGCAATGGTTGTATAATTTTGTTCTTAAAATTACATGTAAATATAAATCTACAATTGCTTTGAAACTCTTCTATAGATGCACGCAATAACAACTGCACGTCATGTGTAGTATTGTCTGCTTCATCTATAATAATAACTTTATGTTTTGATTGAGATGTAAGAGATACAGTAGATGCAAATTGTTTTGCATTGTTTCTTACAGTGTCTAGGAATCTACCTTCATCAGATCCATTGATCACGATACTATCAACACCTAGTTCATTACATAATGCCTTTGCAACTGTAGTCTTTCCAATACCCGCAGTCCCACATAGCAGAAGATTAGGAACCTCCCCTGCCTTTACAAAAGATGTGAATGTATCCTTTAGTTCTTTTGGAAGAATACAATGCTCAATATTTTTAGGACGATACTTTTCTACCCAAAGGAATTCACTCATGATGGCATACCTAGTGCGTTTCTGGTATGCTTGTCTGCGTTGTATACCCAATACGGTTTTCTGGATGGGTCACGAATATAATTAGATGCAACCCAAGGTTTGCTGCTAATGTAATTCTTGTAAGCAGTAAAAGTGTCAATGCTTGTGTCATATTTAAACTCATCGGGCATAGCACGTGTAAAGGATGTGGGTGGATCGCAGTCAGGAAATAGATTGTCAGCATACTCAATGGTAGATTGACAACTATGAACCTTGTTGTATCTGTGTGTATATTCTGCACACAATGCAAGACCATGTTCTATCAACCAACGAAAGTTAGTCTGTGCCCAGATAGTGCAAGGATGATTACGAAATGCACCCTTGTCTGTTTTGTATGGAGTGCCATCAAGTTTAGGTAATGTGCCAAAACCATGACCCCACTTCTCTGATGCAACAATAGATAACATTTGACATGTCTCTAGTGGCATCTTGACAATATGTTTGTCAGGTAAGACCTCTGCCGATATATTTGGTAGAGGGTCGGTCACAAATATGTTCATAATAAAGGGATATATTATCCATTATACACAGAGTCTGGTTCTAGTGCAATAAGATATTCTAAATCTTTATTTGCATCTCTGAACAATGCTGCATTATGTTTGCTGATAGTCACCTCATAATCTGCAGGGAGAAGTTTAAGATACTCAACTTTAAAGTTGAAAGTAAACTTCGCATCAGTAGAACCTACTGTTACAGAATAGTTGTTTGATGTATCGTTCTTCTTGTCACGTACAACAAGTTTGATTGTGCTACCATCACCAATAACTGCAAGATCAGCAACACTATAAATGGATGCTGCTCTAATCAAATTGTTTAGATCATTCCATGGAACAATAAAACAAACATCCTTACTAGGAATCTCTGTTCTGTTCTCTGGTGGTGCTGTGATTGTTGATGGATCTGCAAAGAAGTATCTTGATTGGCACTTTCTATCTTTGATGATGACATAGTTTTCATTGTTGAAATCAAAGTCAGGATTGTCAAATAGTGATAGACCAGATAGGAATTCTCCTAGGTCATATATTGCAAATGCTTTTGGAAACTTTTCTTCTACAACTGCACGAGAAAGAATGTTTCTCTGAATTGATAGCGTAGATAATTCCTGTCCTTCCTTAAAGGTTATTGACGGATTAATATTGGAAAAGTTCTTCAGTATGTCAAGTGTTCCTTTAGACAGTTTCATTTACTTGCTTCCTCCATGGTATAGAAGTTATATAATAATACACAATAGTGCATTGCTTTCTTTATGTCAAGTGTAGGTGTTCCCTTCTTGTCATAACGACTTAAGTATTTCATAGCATTACCTCGGCAGAACCCTTGAGCATCACCGAGTGCTGATATGAAATCGAGAGTCTGGAATGAATCCTTACTCACATAATGTTTGGTGTAAGTCTCACCAATGTAATCTTTTACGAGATCAAGAACCACGTCCTCATTAAACTTGAATGTGGGTTGTTCTGAATTGATCGTAACATTGCCTGTAATCTCTTCATAATTTTTGTAGTAATCCAAATTGGGGATGTCATCCCCAAGTGAATCAAATGAGTATTGTTCCAATAAACCCTCCTCCTTGAGAATGTCGTATAGTAACCAGTATGCCACCATTATACCTCAAAGTCTACGTCTGCGTCAACCTTGTCGTAAAGTTGCTGAAATGCTTCCTTAGTCTCGTCATCAAAACGTGAGATACATGTGGTGATTGCCTTAGCACGATTGCCAAAGATCTCGTATGCTTTTACGATGTGAACAAGTCTACGTGTTGAGATAACCTCATCAATACCACCGTCAAAGAATGTCTTACGGATGATGTCTGCCCAGTCACAAAGTCTTTTGTTGAACTCTTTGTCTGATGACAATAGGTCAAGCATCTTCTGCTCTGTAGCAGCATGTGGATAGTTCTGCTCGAAGGTCACAGGGAATCTCTCAAGGAATGCTTCGTTAAGAACGTTAGTGCCTACGAATCTGCCATCCTCAGAACCTTTACCTTTTGTGTTAGCAGTAGCAACAACAGTGAATCCTGCTGCAGGAGTAACATACTTACCGATCTTCTTAAGGAAGACACCCTTGCCTTCAAGGATAGACTGTAAACATAGTATCTTGTTAGATGCTAGGTCGATCTCGTCAAGTAATAGAACTGCACCTCTTTCAAGTGCTTCGACTACAGGACCGTTGTGCCAAACTGTGTTGCCATCAACAAGTCTGAATCCACCGATGAGATCGTCTTCGTCTGTCTCGATAGAGATGTTGACTCTGATGAGTTCTCTCTTTGCTTGAGCACATGCTTGCTCTACAGAGAATGTCTTACCGTTACCAGATAGACCTGTGATGAATGTGGGATAGAAGATACCTGATTGAATGATCTTCTTCACGTCAGCAAAGTTACCGAACTTGACAAAGGTATCAACTACCTCTGGTATGAGGTTCTGCGTCACTGAGGGGATTACAGAGGGTGCTGAGACTGCTTTCTCAAGTATCTGTCTACCTTCAGCGATAGTTAGATTCCATGATCCACGCTTGACTTGGAACTGTTTTAGTTTACGAGCAACGGTTGCATAACCTACGTCACGTGCAGTAGCAAACTTTTTAACATGTGATGCGTCAATGTTATTACCGAACTCATCTCTTAACTCGTCGATGAAGTTTACGGATAGTTTTCTTTCAAAAGGCATGATGTAAAATGAAAATTGATTTGTATATTATAATAATGCCACATCCTATATGACTTGTCTATAAAGGATGTGCCACTTTGTTGATTGGTCTATGCAATCTGTGCGATGAATGAAGATAAGATCTTCTTGTTCATCTTCTTGCTACCAAGAGACTTGGTGAATGCTTTCTTGATCTGTGCCTTAGTAGCATCTTCTGCTACCTCAAACTCAGCATCGTTCTTGAGTGCTGATGCTGCTAGACCATACTGAACTGACCATGCTGATGCTGTGCAGATGAATGTCTTAGTCTTTCTCCACTGTGCGTCAGCAAGTTTTACATTCTCTTCGTTGTATTCATGACCTAAGCATGATTGCTTGAATCTGTGCCACTCACCAGATGCAAGTAGTCTGATATTCATGATAGAGCACTCAGGGAATCTGTCACGTAAGTAATGTACATATTGGTTAGTTTGAGAGTAGTAGTAACCACCTTCAAAGGCATACATCTTACCAGTCTTACGATCACGTAAGAAGTATCCTGCACCCATGTGTGATGCGTAAACCTCATCAGCATCATATCCTCTTCCCTGCATCTTTCTACCCGCACGTAGTGGATGACCGTCACCATCAGTTAGACATACAACGTGAATCTTTTGTGCTCCAGTTCTTTTCTTGAATGCAGGAATAAGTTCATTCATAGAAAGTAAAGACTCATTGAGTGGAGTGCCACCCATGTTCATTGTGTAAGGAATGCCAATGTAACTTCTATAAACTATTGTGTATGCAATACGGAATAGATTTAGTGCCTGTCTGTCATGCTGACGATTGTTTGACTTACTTGTAAGAACATTGAGCATGTTGAA